GTATTTTTGAATGGAGTTAGGCTTAGAAATACTGTTGATTATAATGCTACTTCAGCAGTAGTTTTAAATCAAGCAGCAAGAGAAGGGGAACAAATTGATATATGTTCTGATCAGGCAGAAGATAGATTGACAGCAAACGAAGGTCAAACTTCATTTGCTCCATCAGACTCAAATACAACATCAACTAATATGCAAGTTTATATGAATGGTATTCTTATAAGACAAACTGAAGACTGGACTATAGGAAGTCCTGCTGTAACTATAATCAACCAAGCATTAACTGCTGGTGATGAAGTTGACGTTGTAGTAAGACGTTCATAAATAACTCAAAATAGTATTATAATATGTCAGGTCATTTAGCCCAAGAACCACAGACGAAGCCCGAATGGCTAAACTATCGACAAGAGTTGGTACGTTATGGTAAGAGGCAGCTTGGTGAACCTGTTTTAGAAATAAATGTTGCTGATGAACAGGTAGATGAATTATTAGAAGATACTTTCCAGATGTATCAGAACCGTCATATGGATGGTGTTGAGTTGATGTATCTAAAGCATAAAGTTAGTCAGGATTTTGTAGATTCTATAGGTGGAAGAGCAGATGATAATACTATTGGTATTGTTACAACAAGCAATAGTTCTAATATAGCAGGTATTGGTAGTACAACATTTAATTTTGAAGAAACTCAGAACTATATTCAAGTTCCTGATCATGTTATATCTGTTGAAAAAGTTTGGAAACTGGATAACCGTGCGATAAGCACTAACATGTTTAGTGTCAACTATCAGTTATTCTTGAATGAGATTTATTACTTTAGTAGTACTGAGGTATTAAATTACACAATGACTAAGAGATATTTGGAAGATCTAGATTTCATATTGCATCCAGATAAACAGATAAGATATAATAGGCGAATGAATAGATTGTATATTGATACTGATAAGAATAGTATAAAGGTTGATGATTTTATTATTATTCAATGTTGGAGAGCATTAGATCCTTCTGCTGCAGGTAACAGGATATATGGTGATATATGGGTAAGGAGATATTTTGTTGCATTATTGAAAAAGCAGTGGGGACAAAATCTTATGAAGTATCAGGGGGTAAAATTACCAGGTGGAGTTGAACTTAATGGTAGGCAAATATATGAAGATGGTGTAGCAGAACTAGAAAAAATAGAAGAACGTATGGCATACGAGGTCGAACTTCCACCACTTGACTTGATTGGGTAATGTTAAATCCTTTTTTCGTACACGGTAATAAGGGCGAGCAAAATCTCGTTCAGTCTTTAGTAGACGAACATATACAAATGCATGGCATAGAGTTTACCTATATGCCTAGACATTATGTTAATAAAAAAACTGTACTTAGGGAAGTAACTTCATCCGATTTTACAAAAACTTTTCCCATTGAAGGGTATATTGAAAATTATGAAGGATTTGGTGATAACCATAATTTATTGACAAAGTTTGGAGTAAGGTCAACAGCAGAAATGAGTATTGTCATTTCTAAGGCAAGATTTCAGGAGTATATTGTACCGTTACTTCAGGATCAAGGTGGAGTAGGACTATCCAAAAATCCTGTAAGACCTTTAGAAGGAGATCTTATATATTTTCCTTTAGCTGATATCTTATTTGAAGTAAAGTATGTTGAGCATGAAGCAAACTTTTATCAGTTAGAAGAAAACTATTCATACACATTGAAATGTGAAGTATTTGAATATGAGGATGAGAAAATTGATACTGGTATCAAGGAAATTGATGATGATTTTGCAACCATTGGATACAATGCAACTCTAACACTTGTCGGTGTTGGAACTACTGCAACAGCAGAAACGTCATTGGTGAATGGTGGTATTCATCAAATAAAGATATTCAACGAGGGTACAGGATACACAGGAGATCCTACAATTCTCATATCTAAACCTAATGGCACTGGTAGAAGAGCAACAGCAGTTGCTATTACTACTGATAATCCGCAAGGATCTAGATCCTTACAAGAAATTAGGATTACTGATCCAGGTTTTGGTTATACATCACTACCAAGTGTAACTGTCTCACCTACTGATGGTAACGGTGGAGGTGTTTCTATTGGTGTTGGTATTGCTACAACAGGTGCTGTTGGTATTGTTACTATCACTAGTGGTGGTACAGATTACAATATACAACCAACTATTACATTCTCTGCAGCACCTTCAGGTGGTGTAACTGCAATAGGTACTGCAATCATATCTAATCGTAGTCTAACTGCAATTCAGGTTACTAATGCTGGATACGGTTATACTTTATCACCATCTATAACTGTTGGTGCTGCAGGAACTATTGGTATAGGAACGTTCCATTATGGCGATACGATTAAGGGAACAGATACAGAAACTACTGCATATGCTACTTCTTGGGATGTTAGTACTGGAAAACTTACCGCTAAGAATCTTACTGGTAAATTTGCTATCAATGAAGTTCTTACTACTGTTGGTGCTGCTATCACTGCTTCATACCGCATAAATAGTGTGAACTACGATGATGACGACGCTTTTGAAGATAACCAAGAAATCCAGATTGAATCAGATGGAATTCTTGACTTCACAGAGCAAAACCCATTCGGTGAAGCATAATGTTTGGAAAATATTTCTATAATGAAACTATACGAAAGACGGTAATCGCCTTTGGTACTTTATTTAATGATATAACAGTAAAGCATAAGAACGATTCTACTGATGCTGTTATCAGTACTATAAAGGTTCCTATAGCATATGGACCTATACAGAAGTTTCTTGCTCGTGTAGAACAACAGTCAAACTTCAATCGTCAAGCAGCAATAACTTTACCTAGATTATCATTTGAAATAATAAATTATCAATATGATCCTTCAAGGAAGATAGCACCTGTAACTAAATTTTGTTTAGTACCTAATAGTAGTAAGAATAAAATTAAAAAGGTATTCATGCCTGTCCCATATAATATTGGGTTTAGGTTAAGTTTTGCTACAAAGTTGCAAGATGACGCTTTGCAGATCTTAGAGCAAATATTACCATTTTTTCAACCATCATATAATGTTACTCTTAATATGATAGAGGGTCATAATGAAACTAAGGATGTTCCATTTACACTAAATGACATAAACTTCCAAGATGAGTATGAAGGTGATTTTAGTGAAAGAAGAGCGATCATATATGATCTAGAATTTACAGCAAAAACATACTTCTATAATGAAGTTCCTACAGACGAAACTGGTGGAATTATCAAGCGTGTACAAATCGATTACTCTTCTGCTATTAGGGCACCAAGAGAAGTTAGATACGTTGTCACACCTACTGCCACAAAAGATTACAACACAGATGCTACTGTTCAACTAAGTGCTATTTTTGAAAAGGGTAAGACTTTATTGAAGGTTACTAGTGGGGTAAACTTAGTGGTTGGTCAATACATTCAAATCAACCAAGAAGTAATGAGAGTTGAAGAGAAAGACAATACTGATATTATTGTTGCTCGTGCTCAGTATAGGACTGCTGAACAGAAACATAGTAGTGGTGACAATGTAAACCTTATAAATGCTTCTGATCACGCACTTATAGAAGTGGGTGATGATTTTGGATTTGATAGTGATATTGAATTCTTCCAAGATTCTAAATTCTTTAGCCCTAGTCAGGGGAGTGATCAGTAATGGAAAAGTATGATGAGTTGGAAAAGGCAATGAACGTAAAGACTGAAATAGTCAAAGAGTCTGGTTGTACAACTCGTTCTTCTCATGCTAAAAAAATAAAATCTGGGGATGATCCTCAGAAAGATTATGAGTATTCTCGTGGACAACTATACAATCTTGTCGAGAAAGGTCAAGAAGCGATCAACGGTATTTTAGATGTAGCACAAGATAGTCAGCATCCAAGAGCATATGAAGTTGCTGGTCAACTTATAAAATCTGTTGGTGATGTAACTGATAAGTTATTAGATTTGCAAAAGAAAATGAGTGATTTGGATAAACCAACTGGAGTAACTAAGACAGTAAATAATGCCTTGTTTGTAGGTAGTACTTCTGATCTTCAGAAACTTATAAAGAAAGGTGTTCTAAATAATAAAGACTAAGACAAACTATTAGGTAAATGCCGAAGCGTTTAGGACAAATCGATACTAAGGATATTAACTACTATTCTGGTCAGGATAGGGATCCTAATACTGGTTTGCCCAAAGGTCTGAAGTCACGTTCTTCTGTTAGAAAAGATACTGGTGTCATGGATGAGTCACTGCTAGGAAAAATAAGACAGACTCTTACTGGGGCAAGTTCTGAAATTAATGAATCAGTATCAGAAGATATCGTTCAACACGATAAGTTAGTAAAAGCAATTAGAAACTCGGAGGCAAGTAAGTTGACTCAAGCAAAATTATTAAAGACTGCTGCTAAAGTTCGAGGATTGAAAAGTGAAGATATAGTTAATGAAAGATTGGGTGGTAAAGGTTACTCTAAGAAAGCCACTGGAGGTGGTGGTGACTGGGAAGACTCTGATAGAGGTGAAGGTAATAAGGCAACCAGAAGATCAGGTGGAACTGTAAAGGTAAAGAGTCCTACTTATCTTGCTTATATTAAGAATAAAAAGAAGAAAGTTAAAGAATCCTATGCTACTGCTAGGAAACCATCTGAATTGAAGAAGCAAGCAAAATTAGAAGCACTTTTACAACGTATAGAAGATCGTAAGAAAAAGCAGAAGGAGTCTGTCAAAGAAAGTAAATCGTACAAAGACTTTATGGCGGATGTACAATCATCTAAAGATAGAAAAAAAGCTGTTCGAGATAGAAGAAAAGAAAGGGATGCAGCATTTGTAGATAGAGTAAAAAGTGGTATCAAGTTCTATGATAAAAAGGGATCTGGTAGAATTGTAAAGGGTAAAAAGGTTTATACTTCTGCATCCGAAGGAGTTGTTCAGGTAGCAAAGGCTGCTATGAATGTTGCTAAAAAAGTATTAGCAACTCAAGGTGGTGGTAAATTTGCTAAGAATACTAAGACAGGTTCTCAAACAGTTTCACCAAAGAAAAAGGAAGATAAGAAGGAACAACCAAATCCAGGAATAACTTCCACTACTAATGCTAAAAAGAAATCAGGTGTAGTAGGTATTGCAACCCATGTTGATGGTAAGAAAATTGCCAAGGGTGCAAAAACTGCAGTAAAAGGATACACTGCAATGTTTGATGCTCCTAGTTCAGAAGGCGAAGTTTAGTAACTATTTTTTATTATGCCAACTGCAAATGATATTTACTTAGGTAATCCCAACCTAAAGAAAGCTAATACTGAAATTGAATTTACTCAAGAAAATATTGAAGAGTTTCTTAAGTGTAAACAGGATCCAGTATATTTTGCATTAAATTATATTCAAATTGTATCTTTGGACCATGGTCTAGTTCCTTTCGAGATGTATCCTTTTCAGGAGAAACTTGTAAAGAATTTCCATGCTCATAGATTCAATATTTGTAAGATGCCTCGTCAAACAGGTAAATCTACAACTGTTGTATCATACTTATTACACTATGCAATTTTCAATGATAATGTCAACATTGCTATTTTGGCGAACAAAGCGTCCACGGCTCGAGATCTACTTGGTAGATTGCAACTCGCTTATGAAAATTTACCTAAGTGGATGCAGCAGGGTATAATAGCATGGAACAAAGGATCGATGGAGTTGGAGAATGGAAGTAAAATTATCGCAGCAAGCACGTCTGCATCTGCTGTTAGAGGCGGCTCCTATAATATCATCTTTCTTGACGAGTTCGCCTTCATCCCGAATCATATTGCTGAAGAATTCTTTGCCTCTGTTTATCCTACTATTAGCTCTGGTCAATCAACCAAAGTCATAATGGTTTCAACCCCTCACGGGATGAATCATTTTTATAGATATTGGCATGATGCTGAAAGAGGTAAGAATCAATATATTCCAACTGAAGTTCATTGGTCTGAAGTACCAGGTAGGGATGCTGTATGGAAAGAACAAACAATTGCTAACACTTCAGAACAACAGTTCAAAGTTGAGTTTGAATGTGAGTTCTTAGGATCTGTTGATACTTTAATAGCACCGTCTAAATTGAAAGCGATGGTCTATGAGGATCCAATAAAAAACAATGGACATTTGAATGTATATAAAGCACCAGAAAAGGGAAGAGATTATATCGTTACTGTAGACGTTGCAAGGGGTGTATCAAAGGATTATAGTGCCTTTGTGGTTTTTGATATTACAACTTTCCCATATGCAATTGTGGCAAGATATAAAGATAATGAAATCAAACCTATGTTATTTCCTTCGGTTATACATGATGTTGCACAAGCATATAATGATGCGTATGTATTGGTGGAAGTAAATGATATTGGAGATCAAGTAGCAGCTATTTTATTTTATGATCTTGAGTATGAGAACTTACTCATGGTTGCAATGAGAGGTCGTGCTGGTCAGATAGTAGGATCAGGATTCTCTGGTGTCAAAACTCAGTTGGGTGTCAAGATGAGTACGACTGTAAAGAAATTGGGTTGTTCTAACCTGAAGACTTTAATAGAAGAGGATAAACTTACAATTAGTGATTATGATATTATTTCAGAACTGACTACTTTTATCCAAAAGAGACAGTCATTTGAAGCAGAGGAAGGTTGTAATGATGACCTAGCGATGTGTCTGGTTATATTTGCATGGTTGGTAGCACAAGATTACTTCAAAGAGATGACTGACCAAGATGTCAGAAAACGCATCTACGAAGAACAAAAGAATGCTATTGAACAGGATATGGCACCATTTGGATTTGTATGTGATGGATTTGATGAAGAGGCTGAGATAGTCGATCAAAATGGTGACGTTTGGAAAACTGATGAGTATGGTGATAAAGGTGGTGGTATGGATATGGATTATATGTGGAATTATCAATGATCACCCCAAAATGTATAAGTGGTGAAAACTGTATATCATACTCATCTACAGGATATCTTTTACCTTGTTGTTGGGCAGATCAAATGGATCGTAGATTAGAATTTTCCCAATTGTTACTGGATAAGTTTAAATTGGAAAATGTATCATCAGTAGATGATATAATTAGATCTGATGAATGGCAATCCTTTTATAAAGGATTATTAGAAGATCCTGACAATGCTCCTACAGTATGTAAAAATTATTGTAAGTCAGATTACAATAATAAAATTGAGATAGATGTATGAACCAAAAAGACAAATAAACATTGATCTTACTAATAAGTGTGCATTAGCATGTCCTGCATGTGATAGACAGAGATTAATAAAAGATAAGCAAAGAATAGTTGGTGGTGATATACCATTAGAATCAATGAATAAATTGATCGATTATTTTGATCATCTTATATTTTGTGGACAGATATCTGATCCTACTCACCATGATAAATTTTCAGATATTATAAAATTATGTTTGCTAAAGAGAAAAAGAGTAACAGTTAATGTGGCATCAACATTTAGAAAGAAGTCATTTTATACTGGTCTATTTCTTCTCTCAAAGGGAAAAGATATTGAATGGATATTTGGTATAGATGGGTTACCAAAGGACAGTCATAAGTATAGAATCAATCAAGATGGTCAGGAGTTATATGAAATAATGAAGAGAGGGTCTAAACTTGGGGCTCGGTGTACGTGGCAGTATATTGTTTTTAACTATAATGAGAATGATATATCTGAGTGTGAGAAGATGGCAAAGGATATAAATGTAAAATTTAGAACAATAATATCTTCAAGGTGGAAAGGTGATATGGAAATATATAAACCAAAGAAACAAGAATATCATATAACTCGTGGATTTTGAAAAAACCTTTGATTTAGATCATCTTGTATTTACCGAAAGGAAATGCAGAACATGTGGTATTACAAAAGAATTGCTTTCTGATTTTTATAGAACAAGAAGAAATAGAACTACACCATCAGCATATTCATACGAATGTA